TTGGAATCTTGTTTTGAGAGTGATGAGCTTGTGTGTCCCAAACTCTTCTCCGTCGCTAGTAAGTTCGTCTACAGTTTTTCTTCTAAAGATTCCAACGAATGAAGCAAACCACAGAAGGCGGTCAGACTGGGCAATTGCTGAACTATCGTCGATGATTGTATTCCCTCGTCTGTTAAAGTTTTCTCCGCTGCGGTTTGCTTGTATAGCGGTGATTATTGGACAGTTTAATTCTTCGGCAAGTTTCTTAAGTTTGTCGACCTTGTCTCCTATTGCTTGGTATTCTGCCCAGTTGTTTCCAACTCTTTCTCCTGTCAGTTTTATATAATCATAGCCAAGAACAAAGGAATTACCTCTGCCAACGTGGGTCATAGCCCATCTCCGGACAAATGAACATAGTTGGTCTATGTTTTTATTCCCCACGGGATAGTGGTAAAACTCGCAATTTTCTATTTTTTTAAACGCGCTACGTACTTTTTTTACTAGATCTGAATTTCTCCTCCAGTTACCTGTTTCAAGGTGCCATAGGGATACTCCGCTGAGCGCTGATGCTATTCTGAATTTTACGTCTATCGTATCCATCTCTGTGTCTAATAGTAGCGCTTTTACTTCGCCTTTTTCAGCAATCTTTCTGCATATATCTGCTATGAAGGTAGACTTTCCTTGGCCGGGTCTTGCGACTACGGCGTATAGGTTCCCGGGTCGTAGCCCGCCATACAATCTATTGAATTCTGGGTAAGGTGTAGCAAATCCTGATTCATCAGAAGGATTTTCCCCTCTTTCTTCAACCAAGGCTTCTATATCATTTAAGAGAAGTTCTGGCTCTTTCTCCGTGGTTTCGATCTCTTTAAGTTCGTCGCCGTATAGAGTATCTACTTCACTTACGATCTCGTCAATGTTCCTTTCGCCGTTCTCCTTTAAGAATTTTTTTATATCATCGCATTTGTGATATAAATTTCTCCTAACCGTTAGCTTCGCAAGTTCTTGCGCTGCTTCCGTTAACCCCTTGATGTTTATTGAAGTAAACGAAATTGATTCTAAATAATCATAAATATTAATATCATCTTTAAATGATATTCCAATATTTTTTATTTTTTCAGCGATGATTACTGTATCAACGCTTTCGTTTTTAATTATAGTATTTCTTAGAACGCAGAAGATGGTTTGATGAACTTCATTTATAAAGTCTTTCTCAGAAATGTATCTTTCAATGTCTGCGAAAAGTTTCGGGTTCTTGATTAGTCCGCCTAGTACGTGTCTTTCTATCTGTATCGAATATATTGATTCCATGTTTAATATTGCCTTTCATTCCGACTCCTCTTCCGCTTGTTTCTGTCTTGTTGTTCCACTTCGCATTGTCGTTTGTTTGCATGTACTGAGTATACAGGAATTTTTATAGGGGGCAACAAAAAAATTAAATCTTTATTTTAAATGTGGTTTCAATGAATTCTTTAGACAGGTTTTCCATATCACTTTCTTCCAGCTCTATTAGTTTGTAGTTGTTTTTTTCGAGCCAGTTGGCTTTTTTCCAGTCTCTTTTTATGGAGGCTAAGTATTTAGCCCTTGAGTTACCGTGAAAGAATTTATTAAAGGAAGAGTGCTGTGGGCCGTTCACTTCTATCGCGACCTTGATGGTTGCATTTAAAATATCTACCTTAAGCCTTGTCCCATACACGGGGAATTCTTCGTAGACAACGTGCCCCGACCAGTAAGGTTTGAAGAAGTCCTTTACTCGTTTTTGTAGTTTCGATCTGGATTTTTTGTTCCAGTTTATGAGGTATTTAGATACGCTCTTGCTTTGCAGTCTTCCGTTTACATTGTAAAGCCTCATAATATAAGAAGCCTGAGCGCCGGTTAGCTACTCCGGTCCTCCTACGCGCGAAGGCGTGCAAGCTCACACTACGCTCAGACTTTAAAATTGGTGGAGGCGGTGGGAGTCGAACCCACGTCTTTAGAGCCATCTGCTCAGATATACTACAAGCTTAGTCGGTGTTAATACTCGCTTGGCGTGTCACCGACAAACGGCCTACGCGAGGTCGTAAAGGATATAATAAATTTATACTGGGCTCCCTTACGTGCTCCAGTTTTTTGCTCGCTGTCGTCGCCCTAGCTCTTTAGCGAGCATCCAGAGTAGGACGTGACGGGACTTATGCCGCCAGTTGGAGAGACTCCTCTTCAACATAACCGAACTGAGCGAGAATCTCGTCAGCTTCAGCTACTGAAGGAGCGAACTCCATGTCAACGTTATCGTTGGCATTTATGTTTTTTTGATAGATGTTTTAAGAGGCCAACCATCATCCTCTGCTTGCAATCTGGCGTAAGAATCCAAATCGAATCCAGTACGCCCCCATAAATTTATTTACACTATATTATGACTTTTTAAGTACATCTCTAAATTTAAAAAATAAATACTTACCTATTTCCTTGTTCTCCTCAAAGTATTTCTTGAGATTATCTAGGCCTTGATGTTGTTTGTCTAGGTCTAGACCGGTCTCTTTTTTAACTTCCTCTATTAAGTCATCTGCTATGGTGATCCATGCGCCTTTTCTGCTGGCCATGTCCCACTGGAGCATCATGTCAACTACCTCGTACTCAACCCATATACTTTTACCGTTTTTACTTCCGTACCTTATCGGGTACCTGACTAGCGTTCCGGTCTTTTCGTTCGGGGTTTTCTTGAAAACAACCTTACACCAATGCCCGTACAGGTCTCCTTTTCCGTTCGCCTCGGAAGATATAATGTCCTTTAAGTGTCTTTCTTGGAACTCTAAGATCCAGTCGCTGTAATGAAGTAGAGCGTTACCCCCTGAGGCATTGGTTACTCTAGCGTCGGTTCTTTCATAAGGGTTAATTTGAACCTTGCTCCTTACTTGAGATACCATGTAACAAATATGACCCCTCGTGGAGAGGGCTAGTGCCATCTTTCTCAAAAAGTCTGAACTTAATAGCGCACCTCCTGCGACCTTGTTAGCTTCTTCCGGTCCTTTCTCTAAATCGTTTTTTGGCACTAAAGAATCCATAGAGTCTATAATAAACATATATTTAAAATTTTTGCTATTGTTTTTAACGAGGTCTCTCATTAAGTTAATAACTGTTTCATATACATTTGATTTAATTATTTTCCACTTCTTGGGGCCTTCGTCTATCCCTGCTCTCTCAAGCATATCGTGAGTGAGCCTTCCTTCTGATTTAAAATAAATAACCATTGAGTCATCCATTTTTTGAAAATTCTTAGCGAAAGCCAGAGCGCAGGAAGTTTTACCTCCTTCTGTAATTCCTGAGGCTCTTATAATCCCGGGACCAATGCCTCCCCCCATTTCGATATCCATCAGCAGGCTACCGCTAGATACTACATAGTGCCTTTCTTCTTCAAAGTTATAGTGATCCCCTTTGTTTTGCTCAAGGTAGGCTTGGATCTGGTCTTCTGGAGATATCCCTGTGGTTGTTTCAGTTTTCTTTTTTCGTGCCATGTTTTATAAAGTTTAATAAATTTAATTTTTTATTCGAAGATTTCACAGAGGGAGAGTCTTCTCCGGTTTTGTCGTCTTCTAAAGGGTAGCTCTTTTCTTTTAGTTTGTCAGGCTCAAATTTAGATATTCTTTTGTGGCGCTTATATTCGTCAAGGAATAGACTCTTGTTTTCTTCGGTAAGGAAATAGGTTAAGGATGTTACCCGCCCTTCTATCTCTACGAAATTAGGTTGAATGGATTTCCAGAAGTTTAAATCCGGAATCATCTTAATCATAAATTTAGCTAGCCTATATTCTTTTGGGCGGTAGCAATCCGCTGGGCTTTTTAGGAATAAATGAATAATGGTCTCGTATGTTTTTCTAGTGAACACTACAAGACCAGTATATGGATTTTTTTACGTGAATCAAGCTTACTTTTTGACAAGAGAGTCAATTTTTTCGTCTAAACGGTCAAACCTGTCAATCATTCGTTCAGAAAAGGTGTTGAAGTCGTCTTTAGATACGAATTTTTCTGGCATAGAAAGGGCAACGTTATGCATTCTTTCCGATAATTCTCTGTAGTCTTCTCTTCTTCCGTCTCTAAGGTCTTCCATTTCGTCCCTTAGTTCCTTGATGCCTGAAAAGACTACTTTAAGTACCCACCCCCCTAAAAAGGTGATTAGAGTGAAGACTACGTTAACAAATAGTTGAAATGATACTCCTTCCATATAAGTAATTACACGGATTTTTAAGAAATTGGGTATGTAAAGATGTCTCTATTTGATTTAAATATGCCAGTGATCTGAGTGATGCTTGTGTAGCAAAATTAAACCCCAAGATAGGAGCCCTAGTTTTAGTACGGTCCAAGGACAAAGACATCCAAAGTGCAACAACACAGCCGAAAGAATCAAAACCATTGATTTCCAGAATGTATGACAACCTAAATGACTCATTAGCCAATCTTTTAGATCTACGAGTTTGTCCCAAAGACCAAGGTTCCGCAGCTTTCCGCCGGAAGACCACCATTTACTGAGTCTTGATAGTAATTTTTTCATAGCTGAAGTTAATTACACTAAAGAAAAAAAGATTCACAAATTTAAAAAATAAATATTAATTTTTATTTCACATTTTTATTTAATAAGTGTAGCGCAATTGATAGTTCTTTAAGAAATGTTTGCGGTTTTAATAGTGTAATTGTTTACATGAAGAAATTTTTTGCTTCAGTGAATGCTTGGGCCAACAGGAACGCTGCGAGCATTTATACGGGATGCTTTGTAGCTTTGGTTATGATGTCTATTATATTTATTAAAGACATAAAACATACAACTAAAGAGGTCGGTTTCATGATGGACAAAATAGAGCTGATTAAGGAAAACAATGAATTAGCGCAAACTTCAATTGATCAATTCGGAATGATAAACGAGCTGCTAAAGACCTCCGACCAACAACACGAACAGATAGAGCGGGCTGGTGAAACTATAAACGAACAGGGCATGATTCTTCAAAAACTGGTAGATTATCTTAAGAGTATAGGTCATTGGCCTCCTAAGATAAAAAAACCTGAGCCAATTGACCCAGATAAATGGATTTAGACATGAGGGTATTAGGAGAAGACAGTTATTGGTGGAAAAACGAAGAAAAAGAATGGGCTACTCAAGATAAATCTGGGAACTGGTGGATATATAAGCAGGAGCAAAAACCTACGATGAAAATCAAAAGGAAAAAGAAAGAAGCGTCTACCCATTTTACTACAGAGCAGTATATAATTGTTGCCTTGGCCTCTGCGCTCGGCGTTAGCCTTGCCTTGAATATAATAGCTTTAGTATCATGAACAATAAAACAGAAATTGCACTTAGGAAGCATATTGAGCGGATCAAAAAAGATATTGCAGAGCGAGATCCTAGTAGCGCATGGGATAAGGAAAAAAACAAAATCGATTATAAGAACATTGCCTCCCTGTATGAAGGACGTGTTCCTCAGTACAGTGACCAC